TGCGGTAAAAAATATAATTATTACTCAGGATTATGGAGACACAAAAAAAAATGTGTTGCGCCTCCAGTGAATAACGAAATAATCAATGAAACTAATGTAGTTGAATTATTAATACAGGAAAACAAAGACTTTAAAAATTTGATCATTGAAATGATGAAAAGCAATACCGATTTACAAACCAAAATGATGGATATGTGTAAAAACAGTAATAATACTGTAAATATGTAAGCATATAGCATCTAGCAAATGTAAGCCTTATAAAAATAAATTGAATTATCATTTAAAAATATAACTATTATAACAATAAAGAAAAATGTCTACGATTAAAGATCTTAAAATTAATGAAGTATTACAACTGGCTGAAAAAAAACTCGCCGAAGAAAAACTTGCCGAGGTAATGAAAAAACTCGAAAAAGAAGGGATGGAGAAAGTAAAACAATTACAACAGACGACGGGGTACATCGTCCCACCGGAAAAAGGACTAATGAGTATTTTGCAAAGCGGATCGGACGAATTCGCGAAAACAGTGGGACGTCCAATGACCTATAGCGAAATGCGAGAAATGTACGGTTAATATTTTTGCAAAAAATTGAAATGCTTTTTATTTATATTTAAAAAGCATATCCAACAAACGAAAACAGAAGCAAATCAAAAATGATGACTACCGCCACAGCAAACATGAGCACCACCGCTCCCCGCGCCGAAAAAGTGTTTATATTCGGAACGCACCTACGGGATGTGTACGAAGTAAAACACCAGATAAGTATGTTAACTAATAATTTTACAGAATTCAGCAAGGCAGACGAAGCGCGATTTACGAAAAGGGTCGAGAGCCGCACAATGACCGCCTATGGCTATATCCTCTTGCCTGACTATGTCAGCGACGCCGGCGCAAATTTCATTCTCCAGTACAAGCACGGGATGGAAGCAAAATATGTAGCGAAATTCTATAACCTAGATTACATCTGGTTTGATTACGATACGCGCTACTTGATGTTTTGGGGCGCCGACCGGGAAGTGCAGCAAGCGATGGATTATTTCAAATGGATTATCCCCTCCCACGAGAAGATGCGAAGCTACCCGAATCCGTACTACACGAAACTCCAGGACCGCGAAGAACGCCACGAAGACAGAGCAGACCGCCGCAGCAGCAAGCACTCTTAGTTTAAAAGAGAGAATAAATAATATGAATAAATAAATAATATGAATAAATAAATAATATGAAAAAACAAAAATCTTTTTTATTCATATTATTTGGTAATAATGGTATCATTTAAAGTATTGTATATTCGGCACCAGTCCGGATACATACTCGTAGTGACATTTGTTTCATTGAACCCGTTCATAAACCGGACATAGGGATACGGCATATAAATATGGTCCTGGCTGTTATTAATAGTGCTTTTTTGAAAAAAGGCGCCCATATAACTGAGCGTAGAATTTGCGCAGATGGCTCCACGACAGGATGACATAATATATAAAGTATCGAGTTCGTCATTTGATTTATCTTGTAGATGATAGGTTAGATTTATTATATTATCATTTATGCGGAGTTGTTTGGGAAAATCTCTCGTATAGGCGTATAACGCATCATCATACTGGTTCGTGCAAATATAAAATACGGCGCTCGGATTTACATTTAGTATTGCGTTAATACAAAAATTGTAATAGGCTTTTAGTTCAATCTGATACATTGGTTCTTTTAAAAAATCGCCTAACCGAATATGAATAAAATAGGTGTTTGTGAAATCGTGGGTTAGTAAGCGTTGATCGGTGGGAGTTATATGCCGGCCAATCTCGGTAAATAGCGTATTATCAGCTAGGGTGGGAATGTAGGCAGCATTAATATAATAACCGTGCAAACATACATTGGCATAGACCTGAAAGGTATTATCTAATTTTGCTTCAGTGTAGAAAAACGAATCGCTAGTCTCTTCTTTTATTACCTGATATTGATTAGGTGAGAGTTTTTCAATAGAGACTGGTAGAGCCGGACATAATTTTCGTATGATTTGTATAGTCCGCGCTACATTATGGTTCTGATGAGGATTTGCTATAACCCCGTGCGTATTAAATACGAAATTTTTATTATATTTTTTCGCCATTTTCATACCACAGGCTAATTGAAAAAGTTGGTTGCCTAAGCCGCCGTGTAGGTAAATGTATAAATCATTATGGTGTTTATTATTATGATAGGATATATGCGTTGAGTATTCAATACAATCACTATATAATTGTGACCAATGTTCGGTTATGGGAAATATATTATGATTGATTAAATGTTTACCAACCATAACGTCCTCGTAATATATTTTTATAAATTGTTTCTCAAGCAGCTTGGCCGGGGTAAAACAAGTTAGTGATTTTTTACTCAAATAATATAAGGGTCCGCCGCAAAATTTACAATGGGTTGAACTAGGTAATTTGGTAGAATTTTCAGGCCAATAATCACTGACATAGCCTGTATAATCTATCTTATTATTATTGGACTCGTTCATTCGTATTAAATTATTTATATTATTTATATTTACCCACACATCATCGTCGCATTTAAACATGCCTTTAATCGATGGAAATAATTCATTCACGGTTTGCAGTAGTAATAGGGTTTTATCATTTAAATGATCATAATCATCGCCGACGTTTAAAACAATATATTTATTCTCTCTTATTTTATAATTGAGGTTGTTATAATCTTCAGGATTGCTGTTGTCCCCATAACTAATATAGACCTTCCCGTAGGTGATCTTGGTATTTATTCTCTCGTAGATAGTTTCTGCCTTAGTCAAGTTTTTTTTACAGGTGTAGATAATGAAAATATATTTTTCATCCATCGTTAATGGATTAATTAATAGGAATTTTTTAATACATTATACTTAAAAATTGATATTTAAAAATAAGATAAAATATCAATACAAATAAAGAATGATGGCAATAAAACAAACGATCATGACGACGACGGCAGTTGCAATGCGCTCTTTCTCGATTAAATTTGGTAGAGGGTATCGCCCCCCAACGACGCATAAAAGAATACAAACCGCAAGCGAAAAGGAATATAAAGCAAAGGGCTCTGCCCTTTCAAACCCGGCTTCGCCAAAGTCGTCGCGGGGGGACGAAACTCCCTGCGAAACCACCGGCGTAGACTTTGAATGCAAATGCGGGCAAAGTCTAGATAATATATGTGAGAGTACGTTCTGGTTAAATTCCAGGCGACCGTATTGTATTCAAAAACCCTATAAGGAGGGCGATAAATAAATTATTTATAACTTTTTACGATATTTCCGTGTTTTTTTATTTTTGCGTTTATTCTTACTGCGTTTTTTAGTTTTATTCTTGTGTTTTACAGTTTTAATCTTACGTTTTTTAGTTTTATTCTTGCGTTTTACAGTTTTACTGCGTTTTATAGTTTTACTGCGTTTTATAGTTTTACTACGTTTATTATTTTTTCTCCTGTGTGTGCGTTTTCTTCCTCCACCATATGCAGTAATATTTGTTGAGTCGCGTAAGGGGAATGACAATCTACGACTGGCTAGGGTCTGGGCTTTTGTTAATCTTTGTCTTTTTGGGGAGGGTGTATTTTTGGATCTTGATCCAACGTTTTCTTCGTATTGTGGCTCTACGTTTTCTTCGTATGGTGGATATACAATGTTTCCTTTTCTTTTTCCTTGTGCAAATATTCTTGGTATATATGGTTCCTCTGGTGTAAGTGTTTTCCCTGGTGTACGTGTTTTCCCTGGTGTAAGTGTTTGTTTACGTTTAAGATTACGTAAACTTTGGCTTTCAACGTAACCGGATGGTGGAACATCATAACTGAATGGCTGACCAAGATAACCGGATGGTGGAACATCATAACCGGATTGTGGAACATCATAACCGGATGGCTCACCAAGATAACCGGATGGTGGAACATTATAACCTGATGGTGGAACATTATAACCTGATGGTGGAATATCACCCGGAACGGGAACAAATAGTGAAGTCATAATTTTATTATATAACAAATAATTATATTCGCTAGTAGTGTAAGTATTAACATCTGCGTAAGCATAATAACAATGGAAGTTTTTAAAATGAATGTCGCAAATAGCTTGAAAATATGGAGACATAGAGATATCGTATTCATCATTTAATTTATATATTTTATTGTTATCTTCGTAATAGTCATTCATAAAATCGTCGATAACCTTATTACTAAGACCGCCACCAAAACGATAATTTGTTATTTCTGTATTTAAATTATTTAAATTGATTTCGAACATCTGTATAAAATCATCTTCTGTTTCTAATTCTTTGTCTTCATGTGTTTTAAAAAAACAATATTCTTCGATTAAACCATTTATATATTCTTCATCATAAAGAATAATTTGGTCAATAAAATTTGTGCGAGCTTTTTTATTTTGGATTATTAATTCTCTAAGAATATTTTGGATTATTAATTCTCTAAGAAAACCATCAAAATTAATTTTTAAACTATGTTTGATCACCCAAACTATATTTTCTATAAACCCATCATTTATTTGGTTACTGTACTTCAAATATGTTTCATTATCGAGAATGTAATTTTCATTTTCTTCAATGTACTCTTTATAGTCTTTAATGTACTTTTCACGGTCTTCAGGAGAAATTACATCAATAGGTTCGGTTTCCTCCTCCATATATAAATAAATGATATTATATTATTGAGGTAGTACAGGAAATTTAACACGTGCTATAAATTTATTGGCCAAACCAAAATATGTATTTACTTTGTTAAATACAGCATAACTAGTTGCTGGCCAATCACCGGACATAAAATAGGTTCGGTTTCTATACCATTGTTCTTCATCTTCTACCTCCGGAGGAGGTTCGGGAAATGTTACGGGACCCGCATAATTTTTCCCACGCAATTCAAATTTATCATTAGACCATATTCCGGTTGTATCATTAACTTTATTTTTAGGGAAATTTTTGGCAAACCATATTTGGAAATAATCGCCTGAACGTTTTCTTTGAAAACACTCATTTTTAGTTCTATCATCACCAGCCGTTCTATATCGTATCGAATTATTTTTAACATTATTCATCTCTCTACAATCAAATACATTAAAGGAGTGTGGTGGAACTGAATTAGGCAATTTCCATGTTTGGGTTGTTTTCCAATCAGGGGTATAGCCCTGTCCGCCTATAGGATTTTGTGCGAACGTGGTTATACTATAATTACTCATAAATAAGGGACTATTTGCTGGTATTTTTAGATTACTATTAAAAAACCACGAAGTTATTTTTGCTCCCTTACTAGAAGGTTGTGCCCATTTTGGCGCGTTCGGATAAGGCTTAGTCGCCATATCGGCGATGGTAAATACATTATGAAGGATGTGTATATTGACATTCGCAGATGCAAATTGAATTATTTTATCAAGTGCGCCGGTACTATCTACATCAATAACTAAAAATATAGGACCATAATTAAATATACCATCTATATCTGACTGAGGCATGGGGTCAACAATTTTTCTTGCAGTATACATGATTTCATAATTTTTTGATGTTGTTGTTTTTACTGGAAACTTATATTTTCCTTTTATTTTTTCTAACTCTCTCTTTGTTTTATTAAAAACGTATTCAACAATTTCATTATCATTATAAAAATTAGGCGGTTTTGCATTTTTTCGAATTAATTCAGGAAAATTATCACATTTATGATTTAAAGATAACATCTCCCTAAATTCAGGATTTATCTGTTCATTCCTTGGTATTGCGATTGAACCAGGTCTTGCCTTAATAAAATCATGTTGAACTTCCGTAGGAACAAAAATACATCGTTCTACTGGTTCTTTATTTACTAGTGGTGTTGGTTGTGCCATTTATATAATTACATATTTTAAATGGCACAATCATAATCAATATTCTCTCTTTAATTAATTTCCAAGGATGTTAAAAGTTGGCTTTATGTCCTAAGTATTGATAGTTAACTTGGGTTTCTTAGTCTTCCCCGTTTTCGTTTTTTCAATCGGCAAAATAGGAATTTGAAGATCAATCGGTTCCGTTTCGATTATTGTATTTTCTTCACCGATTTCATCCTCATTTGAAGAATTATCTCCATCCATAGTTTTCCTAACTGTGCAACCTCTCAAATGGGAGGACAGCGACCCCTGGTTTTTTCCGACAAAGCTACAATATTTACAAGTAAATTTGCTCGTAGAAAAGGCGTAGCGTTTCGAGAGATAATCTTCCAAACTCAGGATTTTTATTTCTTCCATTTGTTTAAGCATCTTTTGGTTGCAATCTTTGATTAATTTTATCATATTGATTTTTTGCAACGCATGATTTTGATATTCGCGATTAATCATATCCAGCACTTCTTTGCTTATAACATCCACATCCGCATTAGTATCTAATTCATCCAGCTTGCTTTTGAAATGATCAATAATACTAATTGCGACTCGAATTTTCTCGGCGTCATTTTTCACTTCATGTAAATAAAGTAAAATATTCTTTCCGGAAATATCTATTTGGAAATTTTCCTTATTTGCGATTCCATAATTTTGTGAAAGAAATAAACCACAACAATCATTTTTTTCCACATCGTGGATAAATTTTTTCACTTCATCTTGAACAACATTTTTATCCCAGTTTTTATTTTCAATAAGAATTTTGGGTTTATTGTTGCGCGTTAAAATAATGTCGCCCGTTTCTTTGGTTGTTCCTACCGGATCAATTTGTGAACAAGGATATAAAGTATGTAAAATATTGAAGACAATGTTTTCCGATATTTTCCCCTTCGAGCTGGAATTTTCCATTTTCTTCAAGAGATCAGAAACACTATTGTTGAGAGAAGAGGTAATAGTTTGATTAGAAGAAGATAATTCTTTTAAATAATTAATTTGGGTTTCAGTAGACGCTTTAATCTCTCTAATACTAGAATCTAATCTCTGTTCGGTTGATCCAAAAAGCGATTGAGATGATTGCAAGGCATTAGAAAATTTGTTATCAATACTGGAAATAAAATCCGCAAAGGATTGTTGATTAATAGAAGAAGTTAATAATTTATTAGTATCCTCGGAAATAGAGGAATGGAGTTCTTTCATGGACTCGTTAATTTGTTTTATTAATGCATCATCATGATTCTTCGGAATGAGATCATTAATTAAGAGATGGGTTTTATCCAACATAATTGCGTTTTGTTCTTTCATAAGCGGAGCAACTTTTTCGGCAACATTATTTGTCAATATCATTTTCATATCATCGATATATTCTCTCTTAAAATCCAAAAAGGATGTTTGTAAAGTCTTCATTGAATCGTTAATTTGTTTGGCGGACGTTTCATCTTGGTTCTTCGGAATAAGAGTATTTATTAAGAGGTGGGTTTTATCCAACATCATTGCGTTTTGTTCTTTCAAAAGCGGAGCAACTTTTTCGGCAACATTATTTGTGAGAATAACTTTAACCTCTTCAATATATTCTTTTTTGAACTCGGATAGTTTATAGTTGAAATTCATAGCTGTTTCATTTTGCGTCCGCGAGAGATTGTCGGTTATTGAACCAACCTGTAATTGTAGACGTTGAATTTGTTCTACAAGTTGGGCTGTAATATTTGTGCTCAAAGACGTGTTGGCATCTTGTAGGAACTTTTCTAATACATCCATAAATAATAGATTGGTAGTTTCAAAATTCAAGCTCGGGTGGGCATTATAAAACTTCCATAGCTTTTCGTTAGTGCATGTTAGAGCATATTGTGACGCCATTATCTCTCTTTATATACTATAAATAATTGTCTTTATATCCGAATATTCTTAAATTAAGAAGTTAATAAGAATTTAAATTAAGAATATTCTTAAAACAAGATTTTGACAAGAATTTAAATTAAGAATGGAAACTAATTCAAAAACTTATTAAGATTTTAATTCAAGAATATTCTTAATTCAAAAACTTAACA